GTTGTAATATTTCTAGAAGCGTTGATATATACTTGATCACCTTCTACTGTCATTTTAAGGTTATCTTTAGTTACACCAGGTAGATCAATTTCACATGTAAATTGGGTATTTTGTTGATTAAATCTTACCTTATCGTCCGTGAAGGAGGATTTTCCTAACGAAAAAAATGGATCGTTAAAAAAGGTATCTAAAAGATCAGAGCTGTACCGTCCCGCTCTCGGACTTCCTAAAACACTTAATAATTTACTCATAAAATTATTTAATAAACTAAACAAATTAAATCAATTAAATTCCCACCAACCCACCCCTGTTTAGTTATTGTTATACTCCTTCAAAATTTATTTAATATAAACAAATTAGCTTCTTCTGGTAATTCAATATTATTATCTTTTAATACTTTATACGGATTCAAATCTTTAGTTTTATTTAATGTTTCTGACATATTTTCTGTTAATATAGGCAAATAAACATACCCATAATCTTTTTTATTAAATCCTAAAAATGTATACCCTAACTTTTCATAAAAAGGAATTGCGTCCTTATCACACCACATTCTAATACATTTACAATTTTTGTGATAACCAACGTACCATGCTTCTTCAAGTAAACGTTTAGCTACTCCTTTATTTCTAAATTTATTACAAGTAAATAACCTTTTAATATGTAAAGCTTCATTTTCAAATATATAAGCAATACCCCCTACTATATCAGTACCAGGTAAAGGTATAGTAGGTGTAATTTTAAATCCTAATTTAATAGGAAATTTACCCCAGTAATTATTTTCATCCCAGTAAGGTAATATATCATTATAAGCGTAATCATACGCCCACTTATCATTATATTGTAAATATTTACATTTATGTAAATACCATTCTCTATTAGCTGAGTATGTAGCAAATTTCATTAATTAATTATATACTAAAATTAAAAATCATCAACTAAAGCTCCACTGGATTGATATTCAATAACTCTAGTTTCAAAAAAGTTTTTTGCTTTAAGCAAATCTTGCACCTCAGAAAGAAAATCAAAAGGATTTTTGTCAGAATCAAATCTAAACTCAATACCAACTCCTTCTAATCTTCTGTTACCAATATACTGCATGTATTCGACAAACATATCTGCGTTGAGTCCCAAAATACCTGTAGGTAACACATCTTTAGCATATGCAATTTCTAAGTCAACTGCTTGTTTAAGAATATTGGTAAGTTCATTAGTAAAATCTTCGGTCCAAATTTCTGGATGTTGTTCTTTGATCTTATTGATCAAAGTTGATCCAAATTTAATATGATTACTTTCATCACGAAGAGTATATTCAATCTGTTCTCCAATACCAGGTAATTTATCCTTCATTGATAACAACATTGCAAATCCAGAAAAGAAAAATGTACCTTCACATACAATCCAATATAAAAAAGCTGCTTTTAAAAGTTCTTGCTTACCTTCAAAAGTATCAACATCAATATCCTTTGAAATACCTCTTGTAACGTTCATTAAAAACTCGTCCTTGGCTTTAATGGATGGTATATTACTGTAAGCTTCATACACATCAGCTATATCAAGAGACAAAGAATCACAAATATGAACAATTGTATCGTTATGAAGACATTCTTCCCAAATTTGACGAGACATATACTGTCTACATTCTGGGTCGGTAATGTATTTATAAAGTGTAACAAGATTATTACCAACTAAACTTTCACTACCAGCAAAGAACCCAAGAGTACGTTTTGCAACGTGTTTTTCTTCCTCAGTTAAAAGCTCACTGTTCCAATTTTGAATATCTCTTGTCATTGGAATCTCTTCAGGGTCCCAATTATTACGTTTACCTGTCTTGTAAAGATCCCATGCCCATTTATTAACATGTGGTAGAATTTGATTTACCCCTGCTGAATCACTAGAAAGAATTTGTCCCGTCTTTGCCATATAAAATAATTATATTAAAATCACTTAATATCACAAGAATATTTTTTTCTTAAGTTTTTCAAAAACTTGTATTCCGGTTTCTGATAGCTGATTTTCTATCATTAAAAAAGTTTCATAAATTTTTTTCTTTTTGATAGATTTGATAAATACGGGATCTAGTCCCATATGCTCGGTTATAACATAAAAGACTAGATCTGATTCATCTTCATCAAGAAGATTGAGCTCATTTTGCGTTATTCTTATTGGCATGATTCGCAATCTGGATTATCAATACTACATGCAACCACCGTACTTTCTTGAGCTGCTGTAACTTCTTCTTTCTTTACTGTTTTTACTGTACTTTTTTCAATCTGACTTGCACCTTTATTACGTAAGTAGTATGTTGTTTTCAATCCAACTTCCCAAGCATGCATATACATATCGTTTAATATTTTAAGGGAAGTTTGATCGTTATAAAGATTCAGGCTTTGACCTTGATCTATCCACACTTGTCTTGCAGCTGCAGCAGATATCAATTTAAACTGATCTTGTTGGAAAGCCGTTTTATACTTATCTTTTAGCCTGTTCTTATCTTCTCTACTTACTCCCTTGGGAAACTCATAGAGCGTCAAATCTCCGTTACATGCTTTAAGATTTTCTAACGCTTCTATATTCCATGAACCAATAGCTTTCATATCTCTAATAAATGCATCGTTAATCATAGTAAAATCACCTGATAACGTACTGTAAACAAATATGTTATTATAATATGGTTCAATACTCTGAGCACAACCAACAATACTACTAATAGTAGCGGTAGGAGCGATTGCCATTGTATTAGAATTACGCATACCATACCGTTTTACATGGTTTCTAACACTCGACCAATCAAGACTCTCGGTAGCATCCATGTCTTTCCCACGGTATTCACACAGCTTTTTGTATGTGTCAATCGGGAATATCCCCTGGTCCCATAATGAGCCTTTGTATGTTGAATAAACACCACGTTCTTTTGCAAGTTTAGTACTAGTACTAATAGCATGAAATGATATAAATTCGTAGATCTTACCTGATAAGTTGATTGCATCATCAGAATCCATATTCATATCTAAATGATAAAACATATCATGCCAGCCCATTGAACCGAGACCTATTGGTCTGTGTTTTGTATTAGAATTTCTTGCTTCTTCTGTTGGGTAGAAGTTAATGTCAATAACATTATCCAACATTCTAATAGCAATCTCTACTGTATTTTGTAACTTATCGTAATCTACATCATTATCAGTCAAATGTTGTTTAAGATTAACACTACCAAGATTACAAACAGCGGTTTCACCAAACTCTTTTACCTGACGACTACCATCTTCCTTATAGGTACTAGCTTTTGTATGTAGAAGAATTTCAGTACAAAGATTTGAACTATGAACAACACCTTCATGTTGATTACTATAACGTAGATTCGAAGGATCTTTGAATGTAATCCACGGGTGACCCGTTTCAAAGATCATTCGGAGCATCTTTTTCCAAAGTTACTTCGCATCTACTTTCTTGAACGTCTTAAGTTCACCAGCTTTACCTTTTTTGACACATTCTGCATACTCATTTTCGAACTCTTCACCCCAGCTTTCGTGAAGTTTCGGACACTCATATGGACTAAACAAATACCAATCACCATTCTTTTTAACTTGCTTAATAAACAAGTCAGGAATCCAATTGGCCGTATTCATATCATGAGTACGTTTGCGTTCGTCACCTGTGTTTTTCTTCAGTTCAAGAAATTCATTGATCTCACCATGCCATGTTTCAAGATAACCACAACCAGCACCCTTACGTTTACCACCTTGATTAACAGCAACTAGCATGTCATTATAAATCTTCCAAAAATAGACTGCACCTTGAGACAAACCGTTAGTGCCTCGAATAAGATTACCAGCAGGTCGGAATGGAGTTAAGTCCATACCCAATCCACCAGCATACTTACTCTTGAGTGCTTCTTGGTGCAAGCCATCGAAGATACCGTCAATACTATCTTCGAAAGTCGAAAGAAAGCAGGAAGAGAGCTGATTATGAACACAACCAGAATTAAACAAGGTAGGCGTAGATGACATGAATGTAAACGTCGACAAGACGTCATAGAACTTTTTAGCCCACTCGTTCTTATTTTCTTCTTTGATTGCAAGTCCCATTGCAACTCTCATCCAAAATGCTTGAGGTGTTTCTAACCTCTTTTGATCGATATGAAGAAGATAACGATCATAAATTGTTTGAATACCAAGATACTCAAAATTATCATCGCGTTCAAGCTTTAAATAATTAGACAGATCTTTGAGATCAAACTTATTAAGTTCTTTTGATACGATACCCTGAGTAACAAGAGTTTTTAAGTTAGTGATAAAACACTTACGGTATTGTAGTTCATAAGCATCTTTGTCTGCACTTTCCTTGAACACTTCTTTGATAATAGTCTTATGCAAAAGTCTTGCTGCTACTTTCTTATAAAGAGGTTCTTGTTCAATCAAAGCTCTTGCAGACTTAATAAGAGACTTATCAATATCTGAAGTTTTAACTCCGTCAAATAGTTTAATTCGCGCATTATAGATAATACTATCTACATCTACATTATCTAGATTTTCGCATGCTCGGACAACGCAAGCCTTAATCTTACTCTCGTCAAAAGCAGCTTTCCGCCCATTTCGTTTAATTACATTCATATCAAATTCTATTGCTAAATATATAGGCTGTCAACCCGGAAATTCTCTGGTAAAAAGGTACATTTTTATTTGTAAAAAATAAGTCTGTGTTAATGTACTGATCACTCATACTACTTACATTATCAAAAGGATATATACCCATATCATATAACTCATATGAGTTTTGGGTATCAGCATTGAACTCAGATAACAAAGTTCTATATTCCTTAAAATGTAAGGTACATGATAAAAGCTTTATTAGATGTTTATAATTATAGTTACCTTCTAGAAAGATACCATAAAAATGTCTATTAGTATTAGTGTGTTTAATCCGTACTGGGGTTAAGCTTTCGTCAATAAGGAGGCGTTGCTCGTCATACTTATTTTTTATCTGAAAACCATAAAACAGGAAAGCATCATCTTTTAAAAACTCAGTATAATCTGCGTAACTTAAAGACAGTGAAGTATCACTTTGTAAATCTATTGGCACTAACATAAAACTATTATAAAAAAATGCCGAATTAGATCAAGATATTGGAAAGGTTCTAATTAAAATAAGATTCGGTAAACTGTAAACTTTACCGAATCTAGATGAAGGTTCTTGAATTGTTATGGTAACTTTATCCCCAGTTACTACAGGTCCTTGTATAATTTTTCCGCCTACCTGACGAATAACTTTAATTGCACCGGTATTTACGTCAACAGTTTTTAAGGTATTATCATTATGTAAAGTAACCGTGACTAAATCTTTGTGCATTTAAGTATTTATCACTTCTTAGCAGTAGTTTTCTTATCAAGAGCTCCTAAAATTTGATCTACTTTACTATTAACTTCGGTAAGTAGGTTTTTATTAGCTTCAATAGAAGCATTTAATACATTAACGGTTTGTAATGAGGTGTTCAATTCATTTCTTAAACTGCTGATTTCAGTATCCTTTTGATCAAGCTGTTTAAAAAGGTCATTAATTCTTTGAATTTCGTCTTGTGATAGTGCCATATAAAACATTTATTGCATAGGTTGTCCTAATCCAGGTGGTGGTGTAGAAGATTGGGTTTGCCGCTCATTTTGTTTTTTAATTTCATCTGTAAGGTGTTTAATTACTATTTTAGTTTCACCTGGGGTCATTTTGAGATAATCTGAAGGCGGTATGTGTAATTTACTACTACAAATATATTCATAGTATAATAAGTTTTTTAAACTATCTGATAAACTAAGTTTTAATATTGAAAACAATTCTTCTTGTTTATAATTGAAAGAAAATTTAGTTGAATCTTTTTCATTACGAATCTCAAATAAGTTAACTACTTTTTGTCTAAGTTTGTAGATATTATCTTTTAATTTTTTTAATAATTGATAAGGTAAGTTTTCTAGATACTGTTCAGATTCATTATATGGTAAATTTCCTAAAAATATTTTTTCGTTATCTATTTGAATTTTGTTGACGCAGTCGTAAAATGAGTTAAAGAAAGAGATTTTAACCGGGAAACCACACGTTACTTTTATTCCGTTATATTCTGTAGTAAATGTCTTATCTTCATAGTTATCTAATATTATTTTTTCTATAAAAGATATACTGATAGAGTTTTTTGTTTTATCTTTTGAAACTAAATCTAAAGTACCTCCTAAACAATTTTTACGTATATTGAGAAGAATTAAAAATTTATCTAGATAATTTATGTTGTTCACTTCTTTTACTAATTCATAAACTAGATTATCTAGATATTCACAGAGTAATTCATTATCAGATGTCTCTATAAACTTTTGAATAGTAATTAAATGATGATTTGTTATTTCTTTACAGTATACTTTCCTACCTTTTGTTATTTCTACAGGATAGTAAAAGTCTAAACTCACATATTATTTTATAATAATATTAGAATCCTCCACGCTGGAACGGAGATATGCGAGGTATAAGTTTATTCAGACCACCAGATGATATTTTATTAATAATATCAGGTAAAGGTAAATATAAGTTGTTTTGAATAGCATAGTTTGAATAACTCCATTGCGTAGTATTCATTTCCATACCTTCAGTATCATAAGTTAAATTTTGGTTACTTACTGATATAGGAAAACAATTATAGAACGTCCAAATCTTACGTGGTATTTGAGATAACTTTTGATATGATCTAGTAAATTGTAAAATAGAAATAGTAGTAGACATATCTCTAAAATCCCCGGGTGGTCTTGCAACAAAACCAAAATGACTTGATAACATTGACCAAGGTCTAACTACAAAATCAGCAAATGATGTATTTGTTTCTCTAAATTGTATAGTCAAATTATCAAAAGTATTTTTACCTTCACTAACTTGACCGGGTATAAAACCTCTTTGTTTGTCTCCAAATATTTTATTTTTAGATACTGCTAAATTTTGAGCACTTGGTATGTTAACACCTTGAGCAAACACACAACCAATAACTTTATTAAGCGGGTATGATTTTAGTATACTTACTGCTTGCGATATATCAAAATTATTAATATTACCTTGTCTATCTTCTAGAGATTGTATTACTTGAGTTTGTAATAACTGAGGATAACCTTGAATTAATAACATCCATTGTGTTCTTAATGGAATAGTCGTAAACCAGGACTCCATTTGAGCTAAAAAGAAGTCTCTTGTACTTATTAAAGGTGTACCCGGTATAGTAAAACCAAAAACCGATGTAACTGATGGTTGAGATAGAGGATTTTGACCAGTGAGTAACCCACTTGCGTTTTGACCTATACCTCTTATTACATCTGTAAATGGATTATTCACTAATATTATTTAGGTTTGTTATATAATGTAAGGGTACCTTTAAAGAAGTCTTTTTTACATTTATATTTTTTAGATAACGACATCCAAACTTTTTGAGCTTCATCACTTGCACTATGAAAACATGTTTTTAAAGAACCTTCATTTTTAATTACATGTTCATATAAACATTTACCGTAACCTTGACCTCTAAATCGGTTTTCTACAAAAGAAGAACCGACAAAAAGGTAATCGTCTTGCTTTTTGTCGGTGTATACTGATAAACAACCAGCTCTAGAACGTTTGACGTTCTTTTTTATATACATTACATATTCTGTGAAGGTCGGTCCCTTATCGACCTCGAATATAACCTGTGTCATAAATCATATTAACGTCGTCTGAAGTAATGGTAAGCCATAGTTGCATTAAATGTAACAAACTGACCACTACCTGATGAAATGTTGTACGTTAATTCTCCAACATTTCTTACAGAAGCACCAACTAACTGGTACTGAGCAATTGCATCTAACTGAGTATCTAATTGAACCAGGTCAATAACAGCAGATTGTCTAGGTGCAAAGTAATTACCCGTGCTAGTTGCATCATCAAAGATGTCTCGAGACATATCTTCAAACTTCTGCCTAATTTGTGAGTTTTGATCACAATAAAAAGTAAGACTATAACCATCACTACCTGGGTAAGTTGCATTTCCTGGTACATTAAAATTCAAACCCATGTACGGTACTGGTACATTTGTTATTGTTCTACCCGGTAAATTAGCAGCGGTACAGTATACAAGATCGTCTTCATCAAAAGTAACGGTGCTAGCACCGCCAGAGTCTAGACTTAAGACCCTGAATTGAAAATCTCTTGCGAAATCACGTTCTACTGCTACTCTGTAAAAATCAGAAATTGTTTGACGTACGTCTGGCATATCATTATTTATGCTAACTTGTTATCTTTTGATAAAAAAAGCCAGGCCTTTCGACCTGGCTTAGACTGTATAGCTTGTGCGACTTCTTATCCTACTATTTCGCTGAAGTCCTGGCCAGTCCTTGTAGCGTAGAAGTTCACCAAAATAAACTCAGCAGCTCTAACTGGTTTCAAGTAAATGTCTACTACCAATTCATTCGCATCGATGACGTCTGGCGTATTATTACGTTCGTCGCAAACAATGAGATAATCATATAGGCCTTCATTGTTCTTTCCATCTTCGAAGATTGGGGTTAAAACGTTTATGACGTTAGTTCTGGTAAACAGGGTATTTGGCTCGAAAACAAAATACTTGACTGTTTCCCTTGTACGTTTTTCTAAGTAAAGGAACAAACGACGAACATTTACTCGGTCGAACGCACTTGGTTGGGTCTGTAATGTCTTCTGACCAAAAATTACGAAACCTTCACTAGGGAAGAATGCAACTGGGTTAATATTAACCTGATCGTATAACTGATCACGCTGCTTTTGATTAGGATAAAGAGCAATGTCATTAACTCTAATCAACCCTCTTGTGAAGCCTGCTGGTGCATACCAAGGAGCAAAATTAGCATCTGTTCTTGCATAATTTGCTGCAGCAACACCAGAGAATGGAATCCAAATTTGACCACCAACACCTCCATCATACACTTGAGCGTATGTTGCATAAGCAGCAGCATAATTCGTATTAATTAACGAATAAAGTTGCTTCAACGGTGTTAAGATATTAAGCGGGAATGTTTGAC